AAGTTCTTGAACACGAATTGTTTATAGTTCTGACCCATTAGTTTTTGAGACATAATTGACATTCCGTGGTCATCGTTATAAATCATACAAGGTGGAATGTTTACTCCATACTTAATTAAGTCTGATGACATTACTAAGCAACTTCCATCTAACTTGGGATATTGAATCATTCCTATATCAAATTCCTCAACCTTTTCATTTATCTTATTCATAGTTTCGATAGGTAATGGTGACTTTGCTTGATTTGGATTGAGATGTTGTTTATCATCATCAACAAATTGAACATCTACATAATCATTATGAACGGTAGCGTCCCAACTACTATCCCACATTTTTCTATCACCGAAACACGCTATGTATCTGTGGATATTTTGTTGTTCGGTGTATTCTGATAATGTCTCCAATCCCCAAAACGCCTCTTTAGGAAAGAAACTATCTGTTTCACCCCACATTACATAATCTACTTTTTTACAATAGTTGTAATTTAAATCTCTTCTGTAATCTGCGTGAAAGTAAAACTCATCTTTCTCTACTTGAAATGTATTCACATCATAACCAAGTTTTTTTACTCTATCCACACCCTTATAGAATTTATCAATAATATCATCTTCTGTAATCTTATTGGTATCTAATTTTTCTAAGTGTTGTGAAAGATTCAAACATAAATCAATTGTGACATTCTCTTTGTTCTCTATGTTTGTGTCGAGTAGGTTTACAAGTCCATCAATGAAATCCTTATACATTTCAATTTCAAACCACATAATGTTAGTTCCGATTACATATTTGTTATTTAGTTTCATAATTATCCTTCACTAAATCCCATACTTGTCTCATCACATCATTTCTCCCCTCTTTATCAAATCCGTTGAAGTGCCAAACCCAACCGGCCTCTGTAATCATAGGATTCAATATACCTCTGATGTGTAATTGTTGTAGATTAAATCTTTCGTCTAAAAAGTTTATCGGGTGTTTACTATTTCGTATCATATAATTAATTGGTGTTTGGTCTGAACCTTTCTTCACGGTTTGGTGTTGTCTTGTCTTTAACTCTAACTCGTTTTCATAGTAAAAATCAGTAACACTTTTACACCACTCTTTATGTTTCTTGTTCAATACAATGAAACCACAATTGAAGTATGTTGTCCAATCAAATTTTACATCTGGCCAGAAGTCTTGATAACCTTTTATACTATTGATTGTCCACTCTAAAAAGAATTTATCTTGAACACAACCAAATTCACCATTTGCCTCTTCAAAGAAATTAGGACAATCCCAATGAACCATCGTATCAATATCCACTAAAGCGACATTATCTGCTTCTATATCGTTCGCTTCTAACACATCCCAAACGTGCCACCTTTGCCAAGTCGGTTTCATACCAACTCCATTATTGAATACTCCACCACCAGAATCTCTCAATTCATCTTCCAATATTAATAATTCTACATTATGTTTATCACACCAATATTTCCAAGTTTTGAAACACCATTGTTTATAATCAAGAAAGTCTGGTGCTTTCTCAAAACAAGTCATAAATACTACATTTTTCACTTTATAACATCCTTAATGTAGTCATTCAAATTTACTTTTGGTTCATAACCGATATCTCTTTTAGCGAGTGATATATCACAAAGTGTCACTTCCGCTTCACCTGGTCTTTTTGGTATATATGTAAACCCACAACCAAACATTCCTGCTAACTCATTGATTGAGTAATTCTTTCCTCTTCCGAGTTCAACATAATCTAATTCAAAACTCTCTGATTCAGAAGTCAGTATCAATCCTTCTACAATATCGTCAACGTGTGTGAAATCTCTTCTTTGGAATCCGTCACCCGTGATTGTCAACTCTATACCTTCTTTATATTGTTTTTCAAATACACCAATAACCGTACAATATTCACCCTCAGTTAATTGATGTGGTCCATACACATTATAAAATCTACAAATTTTAGAGTTGACACCAAACATTTCTTTATACGCCATACAAAGTTCATCACCCATTACTTTTGAAAAAGTGTAAGGGTTTTCGTAGTGTCCACTATGAACTGATGATGAACCGGCGTAGATTACCATAGGTTTATTATCTTTATTTCTTACCCACTCCAAGATATTCATAGTTCCTAACATACCGATTTCCATAGTTAATGCTGGAAACTCAAATGAAGGTTGTATTCTTGGAAGTGCTGCCAGATGATAAATAATATCTGGTTTTTCCATAAAGAAGTCAAAATCAACCGCGTCTCTGATATCTACATCGTGATAGATACAACCCTCTTGATGATTTTCTTCCTTGCCTGTTGAGTAGTTATCAATACTGACAACATTGTGTCCGTCTTTTAGTAATCTTTTGATTAGGTTTGTTCCGATAAAACCTGCTCCACCTGTTACTAATATATCTTTACGCTTTTTCATATTTATGTCCTTCCAATCCAAAGTTCAGAAATGGATTTAATGAATAAACATTACAACCATATCTTTTGTTTAAGTAGTCTCTTAATAATTCTGTATCATTACCTATTGATTCTATCCATTGACCTATACTTCCCCAATTTTCGGCAGAAACCCAATCCTTTTCCATATATCCTTCGTAATATAAATTACCATCAAGTGTTCCACAATCGTGACCACACACGATAATATTACTCGCTCCCATATGTGCCGCTATATGGATTATACTTGTAATGGTCGATTTACTCGCTATTATCATCTCATCATTTAGATTAGAGATGTGTCCTTCAAAACTATCAGTTAGTCGACGATTTTGGTGAGTAAACATATAAGAATCTTTGTGTTTCACTACATTTTTACCCTCCCAATGATTTCCCTTGAAATATTCAGAAAATATTAAAGGTATTCCTAACTCATCTAACTTTTTTATACTTCTTGGAAACCTTGGTTCTTCATTACAATCTTTCATAACGATATAATCACAAGGATACTTCTTATAGGTTTGATTTTGACCTATAACTATTTTGTTTGAGAAGAAACTTTCATCGACATAATCCATAGATGAACCTGCCGCTAATACCCAAATATCTTCTCCTTTATGAATATCCTTTAATTCTTGTATAGTCTTTTGCATTTTACAATCTTAATTATATTTATTCCAAATGTATTCAGCAACCATAAAATCAAATTCTGTATCTATATCAATAGATTCTATTTCATCTGTTATGTAAAATGTTGGGTCAACCACCACATTCTTGTGTTCGTATAAATCTTCCTTTGATAAAATACAACACCCATAATTTATAGAATAGATATCGGGTAAATCTTGTGAATTTGGTGATTCACTTGGATTATAATTCAATGGTTTTCCATCTAACCACATATGGTGTTTTTGTGATGTGACAGTAACTATGTTTCTTAAGTTATATCTTCTATACTTTGTAACTATTTCAGTAATAGTTTCACTACTCAACAATGGTGATGTGCAAGGTGAGTACATAATATGACCACCATCAACTATTGTGGATAGGTTTTGCATAAAATCACTATTGTTAACTTCATTACTTGCAAAGTGTTCATCTCTTTTATGGATACTAACATTATGTTTTTCTGCAATAGATAACATTTCATCAGAATCACTTGATACAATTATCTCATCGATACCTTGTACTTTTTTAAGTGTTTCTATTTTTATTTCTAATAGAGTAGTCCCAGCAAAAGGTTTTAGATTTTTATTTTTTACTCTTTGTGAACCTGCTCTTACTGGTATGATTGCTGTTAATTTCATAATACTTCCTCTAACACTTCATCCCAATTATTAGTAAATCTAATACCTCTGTCGTCAATATAATATTCTGCTCTTGGTTTCTCCCAAGTGATTTCATCCACATATTTTAGTACATCGTGTTTGTCCAACCACTCTTCTACTAATTCTGTCCCAGTCTTTCCATTCACCAATGGTCTATCTGGTCTAGCTTTTGCAGTAAAGATTATTATATTCCATTTATTGTATAGTTGTTTTAATGCATCTAAACTACCTGGTAATGGTTCTCCATAACAAGTACCATCATACCAACCCTTATCCATATTATGAATAACACCATCAAAGTCAACTGCAATATTCTTTTGTTCATCTTCAAATCCAGGTGGTACATTCAAGTGAGATATTTCTGTATCAACTTCTGATTCTATCCCCAACTCATCAAATCTTCTTTGATTTGCTTTTCCAGCAATAGTAGGACATTTAAATCCAGCTCCGTGAATCAATTCGTAAGTTAACGCGAGTGATAATATTTCTGAAGTGTGGTAGTTTATAACATCAAAACTTATAGGGATAATTCTTTTATCTAAATCTTCCTTTGGTTGAGCACTCCATAAACATCCATTTATCCCATTGTCAACTGCGTAATTCAAAGCGTTTACTAATGAATTTGATGATGGTCCAGTTGTTGAACAACTCATTCCAATCGCTAAACATTTAGATTTATCTAATCCTCTTGTTCTTATTTCTAACCACTTTGATAACCAAGTTTCAAATGTTTCATCTGATATAATAGATGTTGCAAGAATACCACTACCTGGAGCGATGACATTCTTATCTGTTAACCTTGACATATCAATTGCTGCGTGGTCTGCAACTCCAAGATTACCACCGTGTCCAAATAAAAATATATGTTCCGCATTGTTAAATTGTTCTTGTAGTTCTAACCATTCTTTAGTTCTACCTATCTTTCTAAACTTACTATCGAAATTTTCTATACTAACCATTGTGTTATCTCCTATATAATTGTATCGTATAGTCTGTTTTGTTCTTCTTGTCTTACGATATCTTTTTCGTGTTTCAAAGTCAGTTCTTCCTGTGGTGGTAAGTGAGAGTATGTTTTTGCTCCGTCTATAACCTCGTGAACTTCTCTAATCCATTTGATATCATCCGTGTTTCTAAATATTCTCGCTTGATAGTCTGGAAAATTAATCCATCCTTGTTCAGTTTGTCTCCAATGCCAATGTTCTAAATGCCAAGATGTAATACCATTAACTATATTAATTCTTGGAACCCATATTAAATCTGTATCGTTGATTTCTAATATCTGTGGTAATTGATTTAGTAATATTTCATTTGGAATTTCATCAGCGTCAATACTAAATATAAAATCACCTGAACATTGTTCTTTAGCGAAGTTCTTTAATTTAGAGAAATCTTTTTTAAATTTAAATGTTGTTACCTTTAATTGTCTTGGTTTAAAGTAAGTTCCATACTCATATTTTTCTAATACTTTATCAAGTGCGTAAAACTCAGGTTCAAATACACCTGTACCCACTTTTGATATATCTCTTGTAACCACCACTTCATCTTCTTCTCTAATATGTTTAGACAAGTGGTCTAATAAGTTGTCTAATTCTTTGTGTTCATTGTAACAAGTTATACTATAACTAATTTTAAGACTCATTCGTTAATTTCTCCAAGTTTTGTTCAAGTATTATTTTTTTAGTTTGACTTGCCGGTAATCTACGATAGTTGTCAATCAAATAAACTCTTCTTTTTCTACACTCTCTTAAAAAGAAAGTTCTGAATACATCGTGTTTTTTTACAAATCTTTTCAATCTTGTGTAAATCAACTCAACATCAGTATCATCCATAGAGTCTTCGAAGTCTCCAATCTCGGTAACACCTCTATCTAATTTTGCACCACCAAGTAATCTGATTGCTTGGTCCAATGTTCTGGCATTTATAGGACCTCTTAAAGTTGTTTCTAATTGTAGTCCGACGAATAACTTAACATTTCGTTTAGTTGATTTCTTTCTGTAAGTATACTCTGGGTCTATACATAATACGGTTCTTTTCTCTGCTCGTGATGAGTTTTTACTTTTGTATAAGAAAGAAACTATTTGTCCTGGTTGAACTTTTTGCCAAATAGTATTCCTCATAGTTCTTTAACGATTCCCATTTCTTTACACGCATCTAAGAATTCATATTGTCCATACTCTTTTGCATTCTCAATATCTAATGTGTGTTCGTGTCCTTCATATTGTGGGTCTTTTTGTTCCTCTGGTGATAACTTACGAACTTCTGCTAACTTCCATATCCAGTTGTTTTTAGTTCCTTCTGGATATATGATTCCCATTTTACCCATATTCAATATAGAAGGAAACCAATGTATTTGTCTATCATAATCATACATACTGATTTCATTCATTAATTCTGTTGAAGACTCTTGAACCTTAGTTAAATGTTCTGTATCGTTTTTATAAAGTGAATTACTTGTGAATCCACAATTAAAACACATAAAAGAACTGAACTTTTCTATCTCCAGATTGTCTTCAAAACACTTCTCATCATTGAAACAATTTGGACAAGTTATTTTTATCTCTGCCATATTATCCTTTTTTTAATTTTGGTAGTTTTAATTTTACTGAGTCTGTTTTCTCTTCCAACTTAGGTAATTTTAACTCCACTTTTTGAGCTATACTATCTAACATCTTATCAACAATAGACTCTAACTTTTTACCCATTTTTTCGTGAGTAAATAGTTCTCTATTTACAATCATCTGTTTTTTACCTTTAAGTTGATATTTTTTGTAATCAGTAAATACCGATTTCAATAATCTACTCGCTGTGTTATAATTTACGGTTGACCAACGGGCTTCATCATTTAAATACTCTTTTGGTAAAGAACTTCTTGGAACTTTTGTCATTGTGTGTGGTAACTCAATGGTATAATCTTTATCCAAAAAGTCCGCTTGACCTGTTGAGATTGGTGCGATGATTGGTTTACCACTAAATGAGGCTTCCAACAATGGTCTTCCAAATCCTTCTCCGTGAGTAAATGTCAAATGTGCTTTCACTTTCGGGTGATTATACATTTGATTCATTTCTTCATCAGTCAAGTCTCCGTGTAATAAATATATTTTAGGTAGAGTATTTGCACTAATATCTGACTTAATCATATTTATTTTTTCAAAAATTGAATTTCTATCTGTTATTGAAAATCCTGCTGCACTTGTCTTTAAAATTAATGCTGGTGGATTCTTTACATTCTTAAATGTCTCTAAGAATACTTTCAACATCATACCAACATCTTTTCTATCTTCACCAAGATTTCCACCTAACCAATGTCCTACGAATAGAAAACAAAAATCATTGTCTATTTTTGAAAACTGGTCCACGATATCGGTTGAGAATAAATTAGTTTCTTTGTATATTTCTGGGTCTGCTCCCTCAAACAATACATCTAATGGTTTCTCTACACTTAAACTTCCAATCGGTTGTTTCGTTCTAACATCTTGTTTATCATACTTGGTTGTTTTAAAACCTTCTTTGGTAAACTCTGAAGTACATATTGTCATATCCATACGATTTACACCCTCAATCCATTGTGCCGGTGGTAGTGTATGTTCTATACCTGCGGTAATACCAATGTTCTTTTTACCCAATGGTTGAAATTCATTTGGTATCACGATGTGAATATGTAAGTCTGGTTGTCTTTCAAGATTTGCTTCTCTTATAATTCTTTTAAATATTTCTTGGTGATGTTTATTCCCACTCTCTAATGCATTTGGTGGTGTATTACCCCAACGAACTGCCTGTATCCTGACATCGTATTTGTCACTCTCAATCAATGCTCTACAAATATCTCGTGAGTGATTTCCATAACCACTACGAGTCTGAACTGGTGCTGTTACTAATACCATTGGTTTCATTATACTACCTCCATAAGTTCAAATCTTTTTCTTGGTGTCCATTTATCAAATGCAGTTTCCATATGGTCTATAAATAAACCACACATAGCCCTTGCACTCATCATCGCTTCATCACCACAAACCCACTCGTGTCCCTTGAATCCACACTCATCTCTTTGCTCTTTACCTAAATCATACCAGTATTGGATAGAGTCTGCCACTTCTACCCAATCTGCTCTGTCATCAAAAATATATGGTGTTGGTGGTGAACCCTGTAATGAACGAGTCTTAGGCCATACTGGTTTTACCCACTCTCCGTGAGTTAAGTCTTCATTGTTTTCCCACTCTCTCCAATCGTGTAGAGATTCAATCTTTCCATAATCTTGATAAGTAATATGTTTATCTTTTAATTTAAATCCACATTGGTCTTGTAGTCCACCCGTAACATTAACAATAATTGGTGTTCCACACATTAGACTTTCACAAGTTCCTAATCCAAAACCCTCGTTGGATGCCAGATTAATTGTGACATCTGCTATATTGTATAAATAATTCAGATGTTGTGCTGATAATTTATTGGTTGAAAATATAATATTTAAGTCCGGACATATTTCTTCAACTACCGCTGGTAAATCTGTTCCGTTTGGGTCAATCGGTTGTGTATGTAACACAAATGCCGTCTTGTCTCTTTGTTCTTTTGGTAGTCTGTCTGCGAAAGTTTTAAATGCCAGAATAGTATCTGATGTCATCTTTCTTCTGATGTTTCTGTTATTGTAAAATAAACAAAACTCTATGTCCTTACCTTGAAATAATTCAGATTTCATTTTGTTCATTTCTAATCTTTCTTTTTCATTCTTTACTGGATAGAAATATTTTTCACTAATCCCGTGTGGAACATAAGTTGAATCCCAATCTGTTCTTGGTTTGTTCTGACAAACATTTTGCACAATGTTATGTGTTTGTTTTGAAATATTCATAATCAAATCACAACTTTCATAGAATGGTTCGTTCCATCTTGGATAAGGTAAGTCGTCCCAAATATTGTAATAATATATTGGAATACTTTGTCTTACTTCGTGTTCCATATCATACAACCATTTCCAGAATCTTGGGTCTGTATAGTGAAGAATAGCATCTGGTTTTTCTATATCAAGAATACTTCTTAACATTTCTTGGTCCCCATATCCATCAATCGGATATATCTTTAATGAAGCGTCTTGAATACCAGTCTCTTCAATCATAGAGTCATTCATATCAAAAACTTTTCCTTTGTCTGGGTGTTGGATTGCTCCACCAAGTTGAACCCAGTCATACTTGTCAATGGTTCCGACAACAATCTCTCTTGACATTGTACCGACACCACTTGACATTCTCAAGTCATCTGATAATAATAAAATTTTCTTCTTTTTTCTTTTTTGTGTTTCTGTAACTTTTTTTAATTTTGGTAAATCCATTAAAACCTCTTTAATTTAATATTTTGAACCACTCTCTTCTAAATTCTGATAGTCTAAGACTTTCTTAGCGAACTCTTCGTCATAAACAAATAAGTCTAAACTACGATTTACTAATTTTTGTAATGAAAAGTCGTCACGAATAGACTTTTCTTTGAACTTCTTGTATAGTTCATCTATGATTTTTACTGATGTTAATTTTTCTTCTTTCATATTATTCCTATATATATGTATATATAATAAATAGTTAGTTTAACTCAAAATAACGAATTTTTTATTTATTTTTTTACAATATTCTAATGCTGATTTTGTTCCGTTGGTAATCTCTCCGTCTTTACAAAATGCTACAACCTTATCTGAATATTTAACTAAGTCTTTATTTCTCTTGTGATAATAACCTACATTGTAAGGTTTTCCATAATTGTAAGCTTCCATTACACAATACATATTGTGGGTTTGGTGTTGTGGTGGGAATTCACTATAAGGTATTTTAAACTCTAATGCAAATTTCTTCGCGTATTTATCTGCTCCGTCTTTTGCACCACCACTAACTACTTCAACTCCTGGGTGTTCCATTTTCAATCGAAACATAAAGTTCTTAATGTTTCTTTTATTGGTGTAGGTCCTACTACCTATGATTGCTATCTTCATCGTCATTTCTTTTTTGTTTTCTTTTCTTGGTTTCAGATGAATCATTGGAATTTACAAAACTATACTTTTTGTAAAAGTCTTTTAGACCTTCAAGTATTCCAGTTTTTGGGTCATCGTAAAGGTATGCGAATCTGTAATATTGTAGATATGAAAGTGTTGGATTAGGTAAATAGTCAATTGAGTTTCTTGGTCTTATGTCATACCAAATAAAATCATTTTGAGTATCAAATAGTTCTGGATATATGGTGAGTTTAGTTGCGTGTTCACCTGAAGATTTCCAATACTTAATAAATGGTTCTAATGTATTCAAGTCTACCGCTTCATTTTCTCTATCATACCAGAAGTATAATGGAAAGCCGACTCCTTGCATATCCGGTAATTGTTTTAGTTTCATCAGTTCCTGAAATACCTCTTGTTCGTATTCAGTCGCTAAAAAGTCTGTTACTTTAATTCTTAAACCTGGTTCTATCATTATAAGTCCTTACAACTTCTACACTTCTTGTGCTTTTCACATTTTTCATAGTCGTGTGATATGATTTTACCTTTGTCATCATAACACTCATCTATAAACTCTTGTAACCTATTCATAACCTTATTAACACTTGGTTTTCCACTTGCCGGTGAGAACGCCTGAATTCTTTTCTGTGGATACATCATATTTTCATATAATCTTCTCTTTAATATTAAATATTCAACATCTATTTTATCTTCTGATATTTCTAATTGTTTTGCCATAAAGTGTTTATACAATAATAACTGATTGGTTTTGTTCTTGTCGGCTTTCATATACTTGTTCCAACCCATAGTAGATGATTTGATATCAATAATTCTCATACGACCAGTTTTCTTATCGTGTAGAACAACATCCATATAACCAACGAACTTCATATCTTTAGGTAAGTTATAGTTTAAATTCATTTCAATACCAACTAACTCAGTATCTTTCTTTTTGAAGTGACTTGACTTTCTCTTTAAGAACTCATCAATAATATTGAATCCGTCTTGAGTGAACTCTGTCATTTCTTCTTTGGTTACTTCAAATCCGTCACCATATCTTTCTTTGGCTTCTTTGTATAATTCTTTCATACGATAGATTAGAATATCTTGAAGTGGTAATTCATCTGCTTCTTTGATTGTTCTTTCGTAATAACATACTAAATATGCTTGAATAGTTTCGTGAATAGCACTACCGAACAATGTGTAGATATTACCCTTGAAAGTTTCTGCTTTATCCACATAATTTGCTTTCCAAGTGTAAGGACATTTGTCCCACATTGCGAACTGACTATAACTTATTTTGCCCATTTACCCCTCGCTACTACTTGTGCCATAACTCCATAGTTTGACACATCTGAAAAACTATCTGTTACTGGTTCTCCCTCAACTGAGTTTGTTCCATTTCTCAATAATAATGTTTTCATTCTTTCTATCTTGTCGTTCATTCTGAACCACAATCCTAACAACGATAATTTAATATCCTCTGGTGTTTTTAGAATTGTTCCTACTGCTATATTTTGTGGACCATAATCATATTGTTTTCTACAAAACAATTCATATTGTTCTGATTGTATTTTTAGAAACTCACCTGTCATTTCAGGATAAGTTCTTTCCATATATCTTACGACATCTTGTGTGTCTACCATTTCTTGTTCCTCTTTGGTCAAGGTTGCTCTTGGTATTTCTGTTGGGTCGTATTCTTGACCGACATCATCAATAACTTTTGTAGGTGCGTCCTTTATGTGTTCTTTTTGAACATCCATTACTTACTCCATATTTTTTTTAGTTGTTTTTCGTCTACGCCATATTTGGATACTATTGAATATACAACATCTTTACCCATAATGTCAAGTGTTTTTTCAATATTTTGTGAACTTTCTTGAAAGTAATCACATAATATATCCATAGCCCACTTTTCAATCTTAGATTTCTTTTTAGATTTCGTATATCTTAAGTATGTATTTCCTCTCGGAAGTAGATTTGTATAGAATTGATAAACCGACTTTGGTTTCAATTCCCAGTATCGTTGTATTTCATTTACAACTTCTATCCACTCTGGTTTCATTGACAAAAATCTATGCACCATATAATTATTCCAAGTTTTCTTGTCTGCTTCTGTAATGTTGTCCCAATACAATTGGTTCTGAACATTAGTAATTTGTTTTATATGGTCAAATAGTGTTTTTGTTTTCATTGTGAATAACCTTAGATATAAATAAGTATATAACTAAATTCTTAAAATGTAATTTTTTTAGTATTGATTTGTCATTTCTGTTCTTGGAAATGAAATTTTGTGTCTTTTGTAATCCATACTATCTTGATACAATTCATCAACTTCATTTGAGTATTTGTATTTCCCAACATTATCTTTAATGTTGATTGTATTTCTTGCTACTAAATCTAAATTATCTGTGTCATCAAACAATTGTTTATCAGTCTTTCCAATTTTAAATCCATACTCAACATCAAGTTCGAAATCATTACCATTAGATTTGAGTGAGAAATTACAATTGAAGTGTGAATCTTTTAAGTTGTATCCTTTGTAGTTATCTCTGATGATAAAATTAATATTTGATTTATTAGATACATTTACCAATACCCAAGCAAATCCTTTAATTGTTTTTATGACTTCATTTTCAATCGTATCAACTATATTATTTTGTTCTGTTGATAATAAAAATTCATTTGTAAATATACTATCGTCCTTTTTCTCTTTCAATTCTACTTCAACCTCTTTGACTTGTAGTGAGTTCTCTCTAATTCTCGCTCTATAATATGGTGGCTTTCCACCCTTTTCTTTTGGTGTCGCGTATGAAAAGTCATCTCCGATTAAATCCTCTCCCTCTTTGGTAAAATTAAATGTATTTAACAAGACCTCAATAAAAAATGCTCTCAAATGTCTAATCAATAATATATTTTTGTAATCATTTGAAGTCCAAGAATTTAGTATTGTTTTTTCTTTCGATACATCAAACTCATCTTTATAAACATCTAATGGTGTGTGGTCTAAAATGTCTGTTGATTGCATTAAATTTAATAATCCATTATTTCCAAAGTATTTATGATTATCATACAAGAATTTCAATTGTAACATAAAGTCCATATGATTTTCTTTTGGATAACCTGGAATCCAATTTGCGTTGTAGAATACATTACTCTCGTGAGCTGATTTTAAGAAATGACTAACATCATCAGAAGTTTGTCCTTTTTCCATTAATGCTAATATTTTATTCACTCCGTTCTCAACACCAACATTCATATAATTTAATCCAACATCAACTGCTTTTGTTAACAATTCTCCGTCTAACTTCTTATGTGTTCTGAAATGTCCACCCCAATACATTTTTGGTATATTTCCATTATTTACTTCTTCTTGCAACTTATCTACAAATTTTTTAAAATTAGGCATTGACCCGTTGATTAGTGAATCAGTAAACCAAAAGTTATTAATGCCAGTCTGTTCTTCTAATCCTTTCATTTCATTAACTATTTTTTCGTTGTTTTTGTATCTATATAATCTTGTTTCACTACAAAATGTACATTTAAAAGTACAACCTCTTGAAGTTTGCATAGGTAATGTAACTTCTAAGTCAAATAGTTCTGCCAACTTTCTGTAATCATCAATAACACTTTCGTCCCAACTTGGTGTTTCTAATTCATTAAGATTTTGTGGTAATAATCCACCATTAAATACTGGTGTTCTACCACTACGACCTTTTTTTAACACCGTAGGAAAACTTGGTGATATTTTATCCCAACGATAAATACCTCTAATGTTTTCATAGTGTCCGTCTTCTAAATATTTATTTACCAAATCAGATATAATTCTTTCTCCGTCGTTAGAACCACAAGCGATATCAACAAACTCTCTATAATTATCTTTCTCAACTAATCCACCACACTCCGAATACCAAGAGTAAGGACCACCATACCAAATTTGTATCTTTGGATTTTTTTGTTTTACATATCTCGCAATATAGTCTGTTGTAATAATGTTTGATGTATAAGTGGTGAATGCCACAACATCATATGTTGATAATTTTTCAATATACTCGTGCCATAGGTCTTTAAAATAAGGTAGAATTTCTGTTTGAAAGTTTGTTTCTGAATTCCAAGGTTTATCATTACCCCAATCCCAAAACTTTTCTATGTTCTTTTCTTTTGTATAGATTGATGATAAGATATTTAAATCTATTTGGTCTACAACGACATCTTTATTGTTGATGTGTGATTTTAAACTACCTATTGCGAACGAAGGTGTTTGAACTGACCATTGTGGACAAATACATAATGCTAATCTCATACAAAACAATCTCCCAACATCCAAGTTATCAATGAATATCTTCTACCTTTTGTGATTGGTGTAACTCTATGTGATAAGAATGCAGGAAAGATTGTAATACTTCCTCGTGTTCTTGGTGCGGTATAATTGTTTTTACCTGATTTATCCGTGATACCAAACTCTAAATTTCCACCCTCATAACTATCTGGGTCTGATAACTGAATAATAGCAGTTAGTTTTCTTGTAGAAGTTTCTTTTGCTCCACAATCGGTATGCCATTTATATTTACCACCATTTTCATATCGTAATATCTTTACCTTTTCCATTTCTTGTATATTGTATTTCCAAATAGATAGATTAGATAACTCAAATACCATTTTTAGTTTGTTATTGAGTTTCTCATTACTGATTGTAACTTCTTTATTATCACGAACTTCTTTGTTCAGAATATTATCATCATAATTACCAGCGAGTTCTGATTCAGTCGGTTGTCCTGTTTCTAAATATCTCATCAGTTTTTGACATTGACTTAATGATAGAAAGTCCTTTTTGTGAACTACAAATTTAAAGTTGTCGTTTTGTATCATACGAAAGTATCTCCTACACCCCAACATACACAAGAATATCTATTTCCTTCGGTTATTGGTGACACCCCGTGTCCTGCAAATGATGGATGTATAATTAATTTACCAACCTCTTTTTCTATTTTTGTTCCGTCAAACAATGTAAATTCTCCACCCTCGTAATCTGTATTTAAAAATACGATACAAGTTAATTTGACTGAACTAAATCTTTTAATTGGGTGAAAGTCTGAGTGTTGATTATACCAATCTCCAATATCGTATCTATGTGCTTGTAGTCTGTTGTCGTAAATCCCTTTGATATTATATTTGTAAATCATTTGGTCTGCCACTTGAATTGCAGTCCAGAACTTATCAAGATACTTTTGTTCTTCTGTTCTGCTGATGTTCAACATACAAACTTCATCTTTCATAACTGGTTCGTCTTGCCAAGTAGGATTTACTCCACCTGTGTAATGTCCTTGTTTTCTTTCAGATTGTTCATCAATATATTTGATAAAGAAATCACAATCCTCTTGCGTAAAGAAATTACTTTTTTCAACTACCCATTTGAAGTTTTGGTTTAACTTCAAACTATCCATATCTATTGGTTTATACATTTTTATCCTATTTGAAGTGGTCTCCGATAAATAATTCTTGAATTACATATCGTTTACCTTTACTGATTGGAACAACATTATGACATAGAAATGCCGGAAAGAAAGTTAATGAACCTTTTAGTTTGTTCATTGAATACCATTCTTTAGTGTCTTTTTCTTGGATACCGAATTGAACATCTCCACCCTCGTATTCACTTGGGTCTGTTAATTGAAGTATCCCTACTAATTTTCTTACTGAACAAGTTCCCGCATTAAAGTCTGTGTGCCAACCATAAAATCCACCTTTTGTGTATTCTATTAATTTTAATTCATTATCACACCCGTCAATATCAAAATGAAATACTTTATCATTTACGATATTGGCCATTTGAAACATTTTGTCCTGTAACCATTTCCAATCTTTGTTTGGTTTTGTTGGTCTGAATTGGTTTTCCTCTTGTTCACACAAATACCACTCATTAGTTTTTCTAATCTCTGGTATGACTGCATTTTTTCCTTGTTCATCTCCAACACAACCAATGACATCTTGTTCTGATTCCATAATGTCTTTTAGTAATTCATCACATTTTTCTGATGATAAAAAGTTTGGAATTTGAACTGAATATAAAAAGTCGTTATTCTGTTTCTGACTCATCTGATACTAAAACCCTATTCGCAAAGTAATTCTTGCCGTTATTTGTTTTGTTAATGTTGTATGTTTCTATAAGTCCGTCAATTTTTTCAACACTAACTACTTTAATTTTGTTTAATTCATCTGTTAAAACTTCATCACCCACTTCTAATGGTCTGTAATCTGAATCTATGTGTGAATCACTCGTGATAAAAAATGGGTGGTCATCTGTGGCCATAATTTCAGTATTATCATCAAACTTATATTTGACTAAATTATCGTGTAGAATTTTTACAACCTCTAAAACTACTGAGTCTTGTAATTTACCATTTTCTACATCATAGGTTTTTATTTTTGAACCTAATTCAATGTGTTTAATTTTATGATAAGTTCCGTCTGTTAATGTAATCATTGTATCACCTGTAAAACATTTACCTGGTGGAATATTATGGACCAATATGTCTGATGTAAAGTATGTATCAATGTCCTCTACATCTAATGAATAAAATGTTTCTTCTTGTGCGACTTCTGTTTTTGATGTAATCTCAACCTCGTTTCCGTCTTTATCCAAGAAGTAATCTCCTGTATCTATATCGGTGGGTTTAGCCCAACTCCAAACATCTCCCTGTTTCAAGAAGTATCTCGCACCTTTCATCATAGATTGTTTCATAACTGGAACTTTTATACTTCCGTTAATTAAATAATACCCATAATAATCCTCTTGATATGTTCTAACCACAACTGAACCTGAAGCGACTGAACCACTCAAATCTGTTGAACTATAACTTAACCAATCCTCAAAAAAGAATTCATCTGGCATTCCAACTGGTTTGTATGATTTAACAACATCACCTATTTGAACATCTTGAACTTGTTTTGTTGAGTCATCATACATACGAATTAAACTACCACTCGGTGTTGAGTATAATAATGCATTTTGCATATGATATCTATCACCACTCAAAATAAACTTTGGTGCTATTGAAACATCTAACTTATCTTTTTTCTTAATTAGTATTTGTCTATCTGGTGTCATTAAATATTCATACTTCGGTGATTTCAAATATCCTTGTGTTCCTACGGTTGAACCACTCGGAACAATGTAAGTTTCAATTAATGAACCACTACTGACTGCATTTTGGTAAGTAGGATTTTCTGCAATATACTTGTGAAACAATATACTATTGTCATACGCAGTTCCATCTACACTTGGGTTTTTAACCACGAAGTCCGGGTGATAAGGATTAGAATCTGAAAATGAACCCGTATTAAATAATGGAATTAAACTCGAACTTTCTGGTGATGAACTTAATATTGTTCTGAATGTTGTTTTGTTAAATGAACCACTAACAATGTTTAATAATGTATCATCACTATACCAAGGTGTTTGCATAAACAAATGAAAACTTCCAGTAAATTGATTTTGCCCTCTTTGTGAAAAATAAGTATGCGATGTGTTTCCATTGTATTCAAAATTTACTGGTATTCCGTGTCTTGCAAAACTTGCACTAATTATTGGTTGTTGAAATGTAGATGGATTTTCTTTTACATTATCATTTTGTCCATAAATATATGCAGTTGTACAACCTTTTTCGTTTGCATAATCTGATATCAAATCAAATGACGCTGTTTGTTCATTATAAGAACCATACATACCACAAGCTGTATTCATTTCATTAAAATAAATATCGTCGGTGGTTTCCTCTTTGATATAATCAACACCAGATAAAATACCAATATTAGTATTTGAAGGCCAACCTCCACCACTTCCGGTGATATAATTTAAATAATTTTCTATTTTTGTTTGTATTGACATAAGTTTTTCCTATGTATAAATATCAATTTAGTCCATTTTAGTGAATATATTTTCTTTTAATACCGATTTTGCTGGTTCGTTCCAATCATCTATAAACATCATTGCGTAATTGTATCCTTGTTGTTTGATTTCATTACAACGAATCCATATTAAATCTAAATTTAAACCTGTTCCTCTATGATTTGGAAACACATATTTCTGGCATAACATTGGATATTTTCTATTCCAATCTATAAATGCCCAACCACCCTCAACTAAATAAAATGTCCAATTGTCTTTTAATCTATTTCGTAGGTCTTTTAAATTCCACTCTTGCCAATCTTTTCCAAACGAATCTTTAAATTCAGATAACTCTTCTGATATTACTTGTATTTGTTCTGAATTAATATCATTGTAGTTTGTAACTACTTGATATCTTTGAACTTCTCGTGGTTCGTAATTACTTAAATCTATTTTGTAATACATCTTTTATTTTCTCTGCATATTGTTTGTGTGATTTTGGGCCTGGATGCAATCCGTCTTCTGTATAATCAATTCTTTCAAAGAATACATCAAACTTATCTTTTGGTAAATCCATATCCCAAGTTCCCCAAATGATTTTATCACGACCCACAAAAGTATTTAACATATTATAATGATGTAGAAAGTAAGAGTAATTATTATACTCATTAATATCGACTTTTTCTTTTACTTGCCAAGCCTTCATAACAACTCCGCCATCATCAAACCAAGTTCTTCTAAAATAATGTGGAACCGTAATAATAAATATCTGTCTGGTTGATGTTGGTATGTAAACTTCTGATAGAGTCTTGACTGCGAAATCTAAACCTGTTCCACCTGCTCCATAATTATGAACTGATGTGTTTTTATCACCTAATAAATGAGTAAAGGTTTGAGTTTGTTCTAAATCCCAACCATAAGTCCAACTACAACCAAAAGTATAGATTTGTCGTCCTACATTTTCGTTATTATAGATTGGGTCGTGTTGTCTTCCACCCTCTAACTTACCATTATTATTTTGGTATATGTTTAGACCTTCTTCTTTTCCGTCTTTACTTACTCTATAATTCTCATAGTAGAATTTATCTACATTGTATTTAACTTTCTTGTCCATACCAACCATTTTTTCTAAGAATATTCTTTATCTTTTCTGCATATTTTCTATGACCGATTGGTCCTGGGTGGTGAGTTGGTCCAATAAAGTCGTGGATTTCAAAAAATATATCCATTTTGTCGTGTGGTATTTCAACATCCCAAGTTCCCCAAATGATTTTGTCCCTACCGACTAAACTATTTAAAAGTTCATAGTGATGTAAAAAATATAAGTAATGGTTGTATTCAGTTTCTTTTATTGCGTTTTCTTTTGCCCAACTTCTACGACCAATATTTTGTTCATCAAAGTGCATTCTTCTAAATGCGTGTGGAACCGTAATCACATATAAGAAATTATCATTTTCGTAATGTTTATACTTTTGATAAACTTCCGCTATCTTTTTTGCCGCATAGTCCAGTCCAGTTTTACCTGCTCCGTGATTCCATACTGAAGTGTTTTCATCTCCGAGTAAGTGTGTGAAAGTTCTTTCTTGTTCAATATCCCAACCATAAGTCCAACTATCTCCGAAAGTATGGATTTGTAGTGGTGCATTTATATCATTATACTTCGGGTCAACTTCTCTACTTGTGGTTTGACTTAACCACAATGGTCTTTCACCCAAGTATTCAATGTTATCTGCTTTCTCACGAATCTGTATATTATCATAATAATACTTATGAACATACTCCAATACCTTTTTAGTAAAAAATGTATCTTCTTTTGTAAGTCCGATTTCTTTACCTGTTTGTGGTCTCCAGAGTTTACTTACCCAGTTCATTACACTCCTGGTTTTGCTAAACCTGCTGACTCTAACATATTTTGTGGAACTTTTCCACAACTACCACAAGTAAAAACTTGAATCGGAACGATTGATTCTTTACCTGTTGGTGATACTAACGCCGATATCTTCTTTAAAAAGAAAGCCGGTGTGAATGCTGCGTTTCCACAATCCTCACATTGTATAGTATCTGCGTCTGTCAAGTCGAGTTGTGGTTGTACTTTTGGTGGTACTGGTCCATTTGGATTACTCATTTGATACTCCCTATTAATTCTACAAACATAGCCATAATGTTGATTTCTTTATCAACCACTACGGCGTCTGATTGTTGATATTTACTTAAAATCAATATACACTCGGCGATATGTCCTTGACCCCAATCATCTACGGTATCAAACATTAGTCTAAATAAATCACTAAAGTCTGTTACTTTTGAATCTGCTAACAATTGTCTAATGTTTTTGAATGAGTTTTTCTTATCCTGTGTTTTCAATATATCCAACACTTGATTTTTATAATCATTTTGAACAATAGTATTTTCATCAATCATTAGTTTAGAATCTACGACCTGTCTTTGAGCACCATTGATTACTCTTCTGATGTCTGGATAACCACCATTTACTATGGTTGCGATATCTTTAACATCATATTGAACTTCTTCATTTGTCAATATGTTTGCCAAATGTTGTGCCACTTGTTTTCTGTCTGGTGGAACTATTTGAAATGATTGACAACGACTTTGTATCGGGTCAATAATTCGTTCTACATAATTACAAGTCAATATAAAACGACAATTCTTTGAGAAAGTTTCCATAAGATTACGAAGTGCTGCTTGAGCGTTTGGTGTAATGTAATCACACTCATCCAAGATAATCACTTTCATATCTTTGAAACCTAATGTTGA